CTTTGGCCATAGCCGCGAAGCAGTGCCGCCAAAGCAACTGCGTTTACGCGGTTCTGGGATCCAATCTTCATGGTGGGCATCAAAGACCATTCAACGGGGATGTCGTCTTCTAAGACCACTATCGCTCCGCTGATCCCGGGGTCAATTCCTATGCGTCTCATTTTTTTCCTTTTAAATCAAACCAATCACATCTTTGCAACACAAACCGCAGAGGCTGTTGTGGGTTCCCCTTGCGGTCAACAATTTTGGGACATGTCCCATTCTTGGTGTCGTACTTTGTGCACTCAAAGCACAGGCGCCTGTCGTCCTGCGGATCTGCATCACGGTCAAACATTTTGTCCGCCAGAACCCACGCCGCCTCACGGGTAAGGCCAGCATCAATGAACGCCTTTGTGCGCCTCTCATGTTTGGCATTTGCTATTTCAATTTCTTCTTCAGTCATAGATGTTCATGTTTCTGATAGCGCCAGCACATTCGGCTGGTTGCATACCAACATCACGCTTTTGAAATTCATCACATAACCTTGCACATTCTTCACGTTCCATGCTGGTTGCTACTTTGTAGAACTCAACGATCCAACCTGCCATCCAAGGCTCCAATGAATTCATGTTTCCCCTGAAGTCTCTTGCCTTGGCTTTGGCATGACATTTTTTAGCCAACTTGAGTATTTCTGTTGTTGTCATGCTTCTTTCGCTTTCATCATTGCGTCTGCATAGGCATAAGCAACATTCGACACACGCTCTTTAGGGCTGTCGCCAACGTCTTGGTCGGCAGACACTCTGACCAAAAACTCTAGATTACTTAGCATTGCTTGCATAGCATGCGCCGCGAAGTAATCACGCAAAGTCATGCCTCTTTGTTGTTCAATCGTAAGGTCTTGGCAAAGTTCTGCCGAAACGGAAAATGCTGGTATATCTTTCATCTTTTTCTCCTTTACCCACACATCGTGGTAATCACACTATAACAGGAAATTACAGGAGTTAGAAAGGAAGATCGAGAATATCTTGCATAGCAAGTTGCGCTTCTTGGTCAGTATGTTCGCAGTCTTCCCAAGGCAAAGTATTGCAGGCGCAATATGGGCGTTTTGAATTTAAACCATAGGTAATCATTACTGCATGTGATTCTTTTTTTCTTGGCATCATGTCTGGGGTATTTCTATTGAGCAAAGGTATCCACTTTGCAAAAGGCATCAAGTCATCAACATCTTCGATGTACCAGACTTTGCGTCCAGCATCCCACCTAGCACCTAAAGACTTGGCTTCGTCTTTCTCATCGTATGGACATTTCAAGTTAATTCGCATATCCCGCCTTATCAGGGTTGGTGGATTAGGCTCGGCTGGGCAAGGAACTGCCTTCAGACACCAGCGGTGCCATCCGACAACTTCCCATATCAGTAATTGGAGCCATTTAGTGTTCCGTATGGGAGCTAATTCACTGCGTGGTGATTAACCTTCAGGACTTTCCGACCCATTGCGTCGTCTTGCACAGCCCCTGATCCAGTTCCGCACCCCGCAAATCTCTTCACGGACAGTTCTGGAGTTACCCTGTTTGCGCCTGCACCTTCTGTGCGCTCTCGTCTCAAGTCAGAACGTTGTAGGGATGGTGGACTGCGGACTACGCCTTGCGGCTTCCTACGCTTCCCTCATGCCATCCCATAACCCGATAGACCCCTGAGACATAGTTGGCGTAGTAGAAACAAAAAAGCCGTTTACTACTGCATTCGGTAGTGGATCCCTTTTTAAAGGGACGAATGCATGAGTAAACGGCCTTACGATTTGCTGTCCACTACGACAACAGTTTGAATTATACAGATACTTCTATTTTGTTTGTCAATACCTCTTTGCGAAGATCCATAACTTTTTTTACAACTGCCATCAAACCACGCTTGTCGTGCAGGTCGTTAGCGTCATATCCCACCTCATCAGCCATCGTCCATGGCAGGCCAGTCTCAATAGCCGCCTTCTCGCCAGTCTTGCTCTCATCGTTGTCCGCAAAGACAAACCGATAGCCGCCGACTTGGTTGGCCACCTGCACCATGTTTGTTGCTGAGAAGCAAACCACCACAGACGCGTTAGAACCAACGCTACGTAGGGCTTTGTGCAGGGATAGACCTGTGGCATACCCTTCGACAAACCACGTCTCTGGCGCCTCTCTGGAGCCCATGTACAGCACGGCGTTCTTGGCGCGCATACCGTGGAGCATCTTCTTCTCGTACTTGCGGTTAGGCGCATCCCAGTAAATCTCTTGGAAGCCCTGCAACTTGTTGGTCACTACGTTACGCATAGGTACCAACAACTTAGAACCCATCACGTAGCCTTGCATGCCTGCAAAGCCTTTAATTTCTAGGTAGGGATGCTCTTCCATCTTCGCAGTACGCAAGATAATTTCTGCGCGCTCCGCGGCCATGTCGTATGAGCGGTCACGGTCAGAGTTAACCGCCTGACGTTTAGCCGCCCATGCGCGCTTGTCTTCATCTGTCCAAGGACGTGTAGATTCGTACCAGCACACTCTTGCTTCTCCTGACCAGTTGAACACCCAACCACGGTCGCCATCCCAGAAGTAGGCGCCGTTAGTTGAGCGTGGTTTTTCTGTTGTGCCACAGCGGCGAATGCGATCGGATGGGTATAGATGAGACTGGTCAATCTCTACGCCGTGGCCACGTGCAAAGTCTACAAAGCTCATGCTTCACCTCTTGCTCGAATTGCAAAAGCACGATTCTCACAGGCTTGATCCCAAACACTGCTATCCCAATCGGTTGCATTGTTAATTCCGTCTTCACATACCTTTGCACACGCCTCACGCTCACGCTCTGCTACCAGTTTGACAAAATAGAAAACAGATTCAGAAAATCCATCTTGAGTTTCTAACCCAGACTCTCTAGCCATCTCAATGATTTCATCTTGTGTCATTTTTTCATCGCTTTCTTGTAAGCCATATTGAATGATTGGATTTTGTTGTGTACGTTACGTGTGATTTCCACATCTGGGGCGGTGCTGAACTTCCATATGGGATCACTGCCAGTAATCTTTTTGTACAGGTGATAGGCGCGGCCTTGCTGGGTGGCGGGTTGGCTGTGTTCACGTGCGTAGCGGACCACTTGATGCCAAAGGTGCTCGGCGTTGTTGGCTAGTTTCTTTTTATTCTTGCCTTCGCCGATGAAGATTTCCTGCATGTGCCCCGGGAGCGCCTCCTCCATCGCCTTTGCTGGCCTTTCATACCCACACCCCATACAACGCTTGTAAAAGGGCTTGTATCCACACTTAGGACAACTCTTTACCTCTGTCTCTTCATCCTTGCGAATCTTCTTGTCGAGCTTCTCACCGTCGTCCAACTTCTCCAGACCGTTGAAAAACACGTCAGTAAAGTCTTCAGCAAAGCGAATGATGTTTCCTGAAAAGTCCAGCAAGTAGCAGTCTTTTTTCTTTGGGTAAGAACGCAATCCTCGTCCCCACATCTGAATGGCCGTAGACAGCGACTTACGCAGAGGGCGTGCATCACATACACAGCCCACGTCAGGCACGTCAAAACCCTTTGCAAGCGCCTCTACAGAGATCAGAACGCGTAGGTAGCTATCAGGTTTGCGGTACTCAGTTAATAAGTCTTCACGCTCTTTTACGGTAGTCTCTGAAGTGAATACCGCGGCCATGATGCCTTGTGTAATAAATTGCCTACATAATTCTTCACAGTGCTTGATCGTGGCTCCAAACACAATGGTCTTGCGGTTCTCAGCGAACTTCACCCACTCTTGGACGACGTCACCCACGATACCCATCTCACGCTCTTCAGCGGCCTTGTCTGTCCATTCACCGCCTGCGGTGGCCGCGCCAGTCATATCAGGCTTTGTACAAGAGAAGATGCGCATAGGCACCAGCACCCCTGACTCTGTCAGATCGTGCATCGTGGTAGCGTTAATCAGGTTTGTGAATATCTTGCCTAAGCCTGCGGAGAAAGGCGTAGCAGATAAACCAATGATGGCCGCACCGCTTTCCATGGCGTACTCAGTCCAGACTTTGTACTGGGTGTGCGCTTCGTCCACCACCAACACGTCGAGCTGTGGCCAATACTCTCGCTTAGCGATAGTCTGTGCAGAGGCGATCTGCAACAGCAGGTCAGGCATACGCCGCCAGTGGTTAGCCTGAATGATGCCATGCTCTTTTAGTCCATAGCCTTCTGCTACTTCGGACGTTTGGTTAATCAGGGTAGTACGGTCACACAGGAATACTGCGCGCTTACCCCTTTGCATGGCTTCATTACAAATTCGTAATCCGAGATATGTCTTTCCAGCACCCGTGGGCGCCATGATCAACTGTCGTTTGTGGCCGTCTCTAAAACCCTGACGTAGGGCTTCATGAGCGGATAGTTGGAATGGTCGTGGTGTTGGAAAGGTAGTTCCATCATCACACCTACTTGGTGCTAGGACTTCGGTC